ATCGTTGTTCCTATGATGGTAATGACCCGAATAAACCAAACCAAATTTTCTAAACCTTTCTGCGTTTAAACCACCATGAGATTTAACCCCACGATGCATTACAAAACCAGCTATCTCTAAATGACCCATACATATTTCTGCTTTACTATCCTCTAATGCTTCCATACTTGATTGATAATTGTCAGTACAGATCCATGGTAGCATAAAAATATCACGACCATCAACTGTTATATCCATCGCTTCAGGTATAGTAGTAATATTTTTATAATCATTTAATAGTAAGTCGATAGAATTAGTATCGTTGGTGTTCTTATAATAAGTATCGTGATTACCAGCCAACATCCACATGTGCATACCAGCATCTTTAATAGGGTCAAAGAAGAACTGCCTAGATCTTTTTAATGAATGGTAATTGATGTATTTTCGGCGATCGAATGTATCACCAAGATTTAATATATTTTTGATACCTCTTTCCTTCAAAGCAGGGAAAAAAGTATTTGTATAGAATTTATCCATATAATCTACAAAAGTGATAGCATCTCCTCTAGCACCGAAATGTAGATCGGTTATAATAGCAACTTTACTCATTTACATCGTCCAACGCATCAGAGATGGGTGTGGACTTTTTTTCTTTCTTCTTTTTCTCTTTGGCTTCAAAGTAAGGGTCAAGGACTTGGTTCTTTTTCATATACTCAATATATTGGTTAGTACCTTCGCTATCTTCGCCTGCTTCCATGAACGCATCAACATCCATCTCAGCAATTAGTTTCTGCTTCACATAAGTTTGTTTCTTTTCTTTTTTAATTCTTCGTAAAAAAGCATAGAAAATAATTTGCGTAAAGTATGAAAATGGATTACCAGATTTATCAGGGTCGAAGTTATGTATGTATTGAATACAGTTTTCAACACCATCCAGTATCATATCATCCCGATAGGTATAGTTGATGAAGTTAGGTTTGTAAGAAAGGTGTGTACCAATCTTCAATAAGCATTCACCAATATACTCTGGGATTCTAGGTTTATCTTGTTTCTTTTTGCTCGCCTTAGCACAAGCATCTTTATAATCTTTTAGTGCTTGTAGAAACTGTTTATTATCAACATAATGTTGGGGCTTCTTTTTTGAGACTGCCATGTAGTCCTCCTATCAAAACATAATTCTATATAAAACATTCTTAAAAGGCAACTATTATTTTTTTTCATTTAATGCTTGCTTTTTAAGAAACTGAAGAGTAGATTACAGGGTGTTCCAGGGATGATAACGAGACTGTTAGAATCCAACTGATTCTCCACATCCACAACTTCCAGTAGCATTCGGATTTATAATCTCGATATGCGATCCTGCGAAATCTTCCTTATAATCAATCTCAGATCCCATAACATATAACTCTGCTAATTTATCCACTATAATCGTATCTTCAATAAGGGTGCCATCGGCGACTTCGTTTGTTTCTTCCCACTTATAAGTAAACCCAGCACAACCTCCACCATCGAGGGCAAGTCGTGCGTACTTATTCCCACTCGCTTTGAGTTTGATTTGTATGTATTGTTTAGCTTTTGGAGTTATGCTTATCAATGGATTGTTTTCTTTGATTTGCCGATGTTGCCTAGAAGATAATCAAGCACTTCTGCTGTATCCTCTAGTCTGTCTTCGCCCAAGATCTCTTCACTGCGTTGTCTCATAGTTTCGGCAGTTTTGCGTAATACATCTTGAGTTTCAGATAATCTTTTCTTTGGTACTGGTACATCGATGAGTTTTTCATACTCTTCGACTAATTCTATATAAAATGGAACTGAAAAATTATGAAGGACTTTAGTAAACATAATATCTTCTTTTTTAAATGTGAAGTTCCTATCTTCTGCGAAACCACAGAATGGTGCAGCAGCAGTGACATCTACTACCATATCTTGCCTTCTTTCATGAATAGTTTTTAATTCAAAGGGATATTGTACAGATATAGTTTCAGGTGCGTCTGCTCTGATAGTAGCCACTAGAGTTTCCCCTGTGGTTAGCTTAAGAATAATGAACTCGTCATCTTCCCTAATTAATTTTTGATTATCCAACATTTACCTCTACTATTTTGTAGTTAAATTTTTCTTCACTGTATATAGAGAGTCTTTCACTGAAATGTTTTAAAGTATGATTTTTCCAAGATTTCCAAGAAAGGTCGTCAGCTATATCATACAAATTACAAGTTTCTTTACCCTCTTTTAGTCTAAGTCCTCGCCCAATAGATTGTAAGTTTCTTATCTTACTTTTACTTGGCGATGCGAAAATAATATTTTCGATAGATGGTATATTAATGCCAGTCGAGAATGTACCAAAAGAAGCAACTATGATATTGTTGTTTGTATCACCTGCTATTTCTCTGACCTTTTCCCTATCCTTTACGACTGTGTCCCCTGACACAAACCAGATGTCCTTTGAACCATCTACCTTTTTATTTAGGTTTTCATATAAAGGAATCCCATGCTTTTGAACGAACTGATATAAGACTAAGGTGTTTCCTTTTAAATCTGCAGCCAAGTTTACTATAAATTTATTTCTATAATCATTAGTCACTAAGAAGTCCATCTCGTCGGCATACTTATTATTTTTTCTACCTTGTCTATCTAAGTCATCATATTTTAATAGTAAGCAAGTAATATCTAAATCGGCAACCTTTTTCTCTTCCATTAATTTTTTAGTTGTAGTGACAGCAAAGACTGGTCCAAACACACCCTCTAGTACTAGCTTATGAACTTTCTTTCCATCAATCGTACCAGTCGTGCCTATCCTGTAATTACAATTAATTAATTTATCCATACAAGTCGTCAAAGATCTAGCTTTAAACTGATGTGCTTCGTCACCAAAACATACATCAAACTGAGCGAACCATGCTTTGGGTTGTTTATATACTGACTGCCAAGTGGTAATTAATACTTGCTTAGAGATATCTTTAGTAAATCCTGAGTATAATTTTTGTACACTATCCTCTACATTCCATCCATTTATAGTGGAATAATCTTCAAAGTCTTTATATAACTGTTCAACTAAGGATGTTGTTGGTACTATGATAATAGCTTTTTTGCCTTGATTTAATAGATATCTAAGTGTAGAATATATAATTAGACTTTTTCCAGACGCTGTAGGACTCACCAAGAGCGTTCTTTCATCATTAATGGCTTTATGTATAGCTTCAACTTGATATTCTCTGGAGCTCAATTTTTGCCCCTTGGATGCTAATTTTAAGGAATTTACCCAGTTTTCGACCTCTTCAAAGGGTATTTTTCGGTCTATTACTACTAAATCTTTACATTCTATCTCATAACCTCGCTCAACAGCGAATCTTTCTACATATCGGTATAATCCAAGATATAATGTATGTCGTATTCTATCATATTGGCGGATTTTACCATCCCACATACGACTTCGGTACTGTGGAGTGAACTGAGCACCTGGAACTGAATAGGTAAAATAATCGCAGAGCTCCTGTTCAACTGCAGGCTCTGAAAAACAGCGAATATGTATATTACTCGCTTTCTCTATCGTTATTTTAGGCACCAGATATAAATTTTTTCCACTCTATTGAGTTTTTAATGTCCCAACCTCTACTTGAGATTGATTTCATGATACTTTCGGTAGCATATACCATATCTTCAAGATAAGATATGCGTACAGTTTGGTCTATCAGCTCTTTATCGCCATGTAATAGGTCGTCTTGAGCTGATTTTATAGGTTTTATGCCTTGATATTGCTCCCAACCCAGTTCTACTAACTCGTCTCGACCCAACTCACCATTATAATATCGTATTTTTAATCTGCGAAGTGCATGAAACTCTGCTCTTTGTTTAGTAAGTTTCATTTTAAACTCCATCAGGAACTTTAAATACTTTTGGTGTAGGTTTGGGATGCGTACTGCTTCTTTATCTAAGTGGTCGTCATCGACTATCGAGTCCTTTGACCATTCGTCTTGTAATTGTTGTAAATTCATATAAATTATACTCCTAACAACTTAATCTTAGTTGATTTATTCTTAAAAGTAAAGGTCTATTGGCAGTAGTAATAGGTATATTTAAAGGTTGCACGAGTAGAAACCATCATAACATCTTGCATCTTAGCTTCAAACTGAATCGGCTCTAGTGCTGTAGGAAAACAATCAACAAATGTGAATGTTTTTACAGGTTGGTTTTGTCCAGATAATACCTGAAGTGTAGCATCTGAGAAGTTTTGTGATATTTCGGAAATCTTCGCTCTTTCCTCAGAGGTAAGGTATGACAAATATTGCTCATGATTTATTGGGAACCCAAGTCCAATCATCCAGTCATGTATTGCTTTCCAGTTTGTCATGTTAGCATCTACTTGAAACTCGACTACAAGTTCTTGGTATGTGAGTATTTCTCCAGGAATAGGGTTAGCCACTAAAGGTGTTTGTTGCATAAACTCGCCCAAAGTAAGTCCTGGCAATCCAACTGATTGTACAAAGAATGTAGTATCTGGTAATCTGGCTACATCAAAAGTAAAGCCATTGGGGTTTAATGGGGATATATCGGTAGGGAATTTATTAGAATATGCAGTCAATTAACTTTCCTCTTTTGTAGTAATTTTAGGTGAGCCAAATGAGATGCCCACATATTTTTAAATTGTTTATTCTGTGCCCGATCTAGAACTCTTTGTAGTTTAGCAATTCTTTTAGCTAGTAGTTCTTCTGGTGCCATTTTCTCTTTGTTCGATTTTCTTTTTAAGATCCTTTTTATCTTTCCACATTTGCTTCAATCGTGGGTCAGATGTTTTATCTATAATCTTATCAAGATTTTCTATATCGTTTAATAAACTTTTATTCATAACAGTATCCCGAGAGCAAGTAAACCAACAGCAAGTCCTAGCAAAAATGCCATGAAAATGAGTTGGTAATAATCTATCTCGAACTTGACTTGAAACCAGTCAATCGCTTGTTCGTATATTTCAATCAACTTAGACATAATATCCTCGATATTACTATTTAGGTCTTTTGAAATCTATATACCGATATAATATTGGTGGAACCAGATGGCTGCGACTGCGAGAGTAGGAGGAACGATGGCGACTAGGGATGGTAATAATACCATATATAGCATGGGGTTCTCGACCATAAAGTCGACATCGTCCTCGTGAGTTTTTGTAGGTTTTTCTTTAGTATCCAAAATAACTCATTCGCATCGTCACGAATGTGGCAACTGGGAATCCTAAAGGAAGAGCAATGTATGCTAGAAATTCGGCAAATGCTTTGGTTTTTCGCACCATGCTCTTCGTTAATTTAATAACTGTGGACATGGTTTTTCCTATTAAGTGTTTACATTTAGTTATAAAAAAATAAATTTTTATAACCACCGAAATTATTTAGTAAAAAAAGAAGGGCAAGTTGGTTATAAGAATATAATACTTGCCCTCCAATTAAAGTTAGTGTGCTATGCCACGATACTGTAAACCAGTAGCGACTTTTACACTCTCTTTAGATATGGCACCATGTTTAATCCCTCTGTAAATACCACCTTTTTTGGACAATTTATTATCCTTGGCGACATTTTCATCAGTGACTTTGATACCTC